CGAGCGACATGATGGACGACGCACAGCGCCGGGACTTCTTCACCCGCAAGGTTGCCGGGGGACAGACCACACCGGAACTGGTTGCCGCCGCACTCGCTCTGCTCGGCGTCGCCCTGCCGATGGAGGCGATCCGGGTGCAGGAGGAAACGCATCCCCAGCCCGGCCACGAAGAGATTGACGCCCAGCGCCAGCCGCCGGACCCGAACGCGCGCAAGCACCGTCGCTCCGAGGAAGCCGCAATTGCGGAGGTCATCGTGTTCCGTGCGCTCGAACGCGCCGGGAACCGGATCAAGAGCAAGTACAAGGAGAACATCAGTCTCGGCGCGGAGAACATGCCGACGCACACGATCTACCGGTTCACGCAGAAGTTGTCACCGGAGCAGGTGGACGACGTGCTGATGGATGCCTGGACCTGTCTGGGTTCCCTGCCGCCTATCTCCATTCCGGCGCAGACGATGGACCACTACGTCCGGTACCTGATCGAGACGAACCGTCCGCATGACAGTCACGCCTTCGCCAAGTTCATCCAGGAGGAGCCGTGAACCCCGAGGAGTTTGCCGCTCGCCGTCGGGTGAAGTTCGTCGAGGTCGACAAGGACCTGGAACCCGAGGTCGCCAAGGCGCTCCGGGACTACATGAACGGTCGGGCGGGCTGGGACGACAACCTGGTCGATGACGCCGAGGTCATCTGGCGGGAGATATTCGAGGCCGAGGCTCCGTATGCCGACACCGAGAAGTTCGTCGCCCGGTTCCGGAAGATGTTGCTGGACGCTCTGCACCACACAGATCAGCCCGTGGGCTTCGTCGAGCAGAGTCAAGTGGAGCGGCTTACTCGCTGGCTTGGGACGTACACGATCAACGACGCCACCTGGCAGGGAGCCGGTGCGCGCGGGATCGGATCGAAGCGTTGGGCGACGATGCACGATCGCGCCGTACGCGACGATCACGCGTTGGCCAATGGACAGGTGCAACCAATTGCGGCACCCTTCAACGTAGGTGGATATGAACTGCGGTTCCCCGGTGACCCGGTGGGACCGGCCGAAATCTGGATCAACTGCCGGTGCATCATGCAACCGGCAGAACGGAGAGGGGTGGCCAACGTGAGTCCCACGACATTCTCGATGGACGAGGATACTCAGCCCATCCCGCTCGACGAGGACGACCTTCCCGTCGACGAACTCGAAGACGACGAGGAGGAAATCACCGAGATTCCCGTGCACGGTGTCCTCGCGCCGGAGGGAGTCCCCACGGGGGACGGGCGGCAGTTCGCGGTCGGGGCTCTCTCGAACCGCGAACTCCCGCTTCCCATCGCCTATCAGGTGATGAGCGCGGAGGGTCACCTGAACTCGGTGACCGTCGGTCGCATCGACGAAATCGAGCGCGTCGACAACATGATGCGCTTCACCGGCGCGCTGATGATGAACCGTGACAAGACCCCCGAAGTGATCGACGGCATCATCGACGGCACTATCCGTGGAATCTCCGTTGACGTGGACAACGTGGTCGTCGGCGAGATGTCCGAGGCCGACGAGTCCGGCTTCCCTGGCATGGTCGAGTTCGCCGAGGCGCGCATCGCCGGTGTCACGATCGTCCCGATCCCGGCATTCCAGGAAGCGTTCATCGCCCTGGGCCACGAGTTCCTGGCCGACCTTCCCGACGAGGCGAAGGCCGCACTCGCCGCATGTGGTGACTGCTACGGTCCCGAGGATGAGGACGACAACCCGGACATCGAGCAGGGCTACGACGTGTTCCGGACCTACGACGCCGAGGCGCGCAAGCGCATGGCGAAGGCCGGAACCGCCCTGCCGGACGGCTCCTTCCCGATCGCTGATCTGGAGGACTTGAAGAACGCGATCCAGGCGATCGGTCGGGCATCCGACCCTGCCGCCGCGAAGGCGCATATCAAGAAGCGCGCTCGTGCGCTCGGCCACGCCGAACTGATCCCCGAGGGCTGGGGCGCAGATGTGATCGACCTGAGCGAAATGACCTCCGACGAGTTCGAGGCGTACAACGCCATGACCGCCGAGGAGCAGGAAGCCTACATCGACACCCACCTGGACATGCTGATCGCGTCCGCGTTCGCACCGGGGACCAAGGATGGTCCGGGCTGGATCACGCACCCGATCCCGACGAACCGCATCCGCCGGTACTGGACGCGGGGCAAGGGTGCCGCGAAGATTCGCTGGGGCGTTCCCGGCGACTTCAACCGGTGCCGTCGGCAGTTGGCCAAGTACATCGCGAACCCGCAGTGGCTCGCCGGTACCTGCGCGAACATGCACAAGGAAGCCATTGGCATCTGGCCGGGCATGGAAGGTGGCGGCCGCAACCGTCGGCATGCGCTGATCGCATCCGGTGGCACCCCGGCTCCGATCTTCACGATCGTCGCGTCCGCGAACTACATCTTCGATGCGAACTTCTTGAAGCGCACCGAGATGGAGTCGCCGCGGGTGGGCGTCGAGGTCGAGGGCGATCACGTCTACGGCTACATCGCACAGTGGGGTGTCTGCCACATCGGCATCCAGGGGGTCTGCACCACCGCGCCGCACTCGCTCACCGACTACTGGTACTTCGCCACCGGCAAGGTGGACACCAGTGACGGCGAGACCGTCCGGGTCGGACAGATCACGATGGACACCGGACACGCCTCGATGAAGGCATCCGCCAAGGTGGCGGCCGCGCACTACGACAACACCGGTGCCGCCGCGGCCGACGTGGTGGTCGGCGAGGACGACTTCGGCATCTGGTTCTCCGGCGTGCTCCGCTCGAAGGTGACCGACGAACAGCGTCACGCGCTCCGTGCGGCTGGTCGGGTATCCGGCGACTGGCGGCAGATCGGTCGTGACCTGGAACTGGTCGCCGCGCTCGCGGTGAATGTTCCTGGATTCCCGATCCCGCATGTTCGCGCGGGCGTCTACAACGGCGAGCAGGTCTCGCTGGTTGCGGCAGGTCTGCACGAGGAAGATGAGCCGGTGGCCCCCCTCATCATCACGATGAGCGCGGAGGATGTCGCGGGCATCGTCCGCACCACCGTCACCGAGTATCGGCACGCCGAGAAGCGTGCCACCAAGGCGGCTCCCATCCGGGATGCCCTGCGCCAGAAGCGCATCGAAACCCTTCGCCAGAAAATCAAGGAGTAATCATGGGATGCGGATGCGGCAGTAGCACCAGCACGAACCAGGCCAACAAGACGTACGTGCACACCGCCCCCACCGGGGAGCGGAAGACGTACAAGTCCGAGGTCGAAGCGGCCGCGGCGCAACAGCGCCTCGGCGGAACGTATCGGGCCCAGGGATGACTATTTTCCTGGCCGTCCTCGCGATCATCGGCCTGATCATCTTCATCGTGGGCGGGATTCTGCACCTGCTCGCGAAGCCTCACAACGTCGTTCTCATGGTGGTCGGCGGCCTGATCTATGCCGTCGCGCAGACCATCATGCTGTTCGACATCCTGCTGTAACCCGAGAAAGTACAACTTTCTACCTGATCATGTGGTAGAAATCTCTTGACTCACTCCTGTCGTAGACGGGGGCGTGAAGGCGTAGCCGCTTCCGTCCATCTACCGTCCCAAGGAGTGACACCCCATGTTCAAGAAGCCGGAGACCTTTGAGGGTCTTGACCTCGACGCTCTTCGCGCGCTGAGCGCGGAGGCAATCGCAGACGCACAGGCCATCATGGCCACCGACGACGCTGACCTCACTGACGAGAAGATCGCCGAAGCGGAAGCACTTATGGCGGCATCCGCCGAAATCGACCAGGCGGTCGAAGTTCGGGAAGCCGCTGACGCCGAGCGTGCCGCGAAGATCGCCGCGCTCCGCGATTCGACCAAGGACCCTGAGCCGGAGACAGCCCCCGCGGAGGAACCGGTCGAAGAGCCCATCGAGGAGGCCGAGGAGCCCGAGGGCGCGGAAGCCGAGACCCAGAAGGAGGTCGTCGTGGCGTCCGCACCGGCACCGAAGAACCCGCCTCGTCGCACGGTCGCCATGGCGTCGACCAAGGCTCCCGAGGTCATCGTCCAGGACAGTCAGGAACTGCCCACGATCGTCGCCGCGGCCAACGTGCCGGGCTACGCGTCGGGTGCAGAACTCGACGGCTTCCAGGCCATGGCGGAGGCGTTCGTCTCTCGCGCTCGTGGCTTCGGCGGCCGCAACGAGGAGGGCCTCGACCCCGGCATCTACACGATGTCCGAGGGCGCTCAGCACTTCGGCGTCGCGAAGATCAAGAAGCCTGCCACTGAGTTCGAGACCGGCATGGACCAGCCGCTCGACCAGCAGATGCAGACCATCATGGATGCGGCGCGCGAGCACCGTCTCCCCGGTGGATCGCTCGTCGCGGCCGGTGGCTGGTGTGCCCCGTCGGAGATTTGGTACGACTCGTTCCTCCGCCTGGAGGACGGCAACGCCGGACTGCTCTCGATCCCCGAGGTCACCGCGCGTCGTGGTGGTATCAACTTCACCAAGGGTCCCGACTTCGCCACGCTCTACGCCAACGCGAACTTCGGCTTCACCCAGACTGAGGCGCAGGCAATCGCCGACACCGCCACGCCC